CCGGGGTCCATTGTTGATTACTATGGATTAACACCACAAGAACAAAGACAACCTAATATTAAGAAATTTCAAGATGACCCTAAGTGCCGGTTTATCGTTGGAACGCCTTCTACGGGCGGCTATGGCATTACTTTAACAGCTGCAAACACTGTAATTTACTATTCTAACGGATATGATCTAGAAAAAAGATTACAATCAGAAGATAGAGCGCACAGAATTGGACAAAAAAAATCTGTAACTTATGTAGATTTAATCTGTGAAGAGACAGTAGATGAGAAAATCGTAAAAGCTCTCCGTAAAAAAATAAACATAGCATCAGAAGTTTTAGGAGAAGAATTAAAGTCATGGATATAATAGGATATACATGCGACGCGCGCTGTAATTTTTACACTAGGTCTTTTGCTTTACCTAGTATTGGTTTATATTTAGTTTTACCTTCAAATTTGTAAGCATGTAAATAAGATGCTCGTGGTGTTCCTTCAATCCAGCTGCAATGTATCCACCCACTGTTAGGTTCGCCGGGCGTGTAGTACTCGAGTATGAGCTGGTCTGGTGAAAGGTTAGATTTAATCCAATCAAAAAGTTCAGCGTTATCTACGCCAATACATTCGAAGTCTGCGGCTTCAGCTTTTGCATGCTGCGATCGTGCCGAGCTGCCAATGGCTTCACACAACTCTACGCTACGAAATCCGCTGGTTATTTTTACTCTGCCAAAATGGTCCCGCACTGGCTGTAAAATATTTTCGCACAATGCTTTTAATTTTTCTACTTGTTCTGCACTAGGGTTGTTATTAATGCCCCTACGTATTGCAGTATCCGATTTAGTTAATTCTGAAAGTGTAAAGTTTCGTGAAAGATTCATGATATATCCGTGAGTAAAGTTATAAGGACAGCTCCCATACCTCCAACTATCCAGTATTCTAATCTTTTAATTCGTTCTTGCATTTCTTTTATTTGCTCAAACGTTTGCTTTTGCATTATTCTGCAAAGCTTTTCATGAGATTCAATTTTTTGTAATGCTGATTTTTTTGCCATTATGTTCTCGTTGCTATTACCTTTTCTGTTGGAGATAGTAATGCTTCCTCGTTACGTGTCAAGTTAGTTTGTGGGTTAATTTGTTGCGTATTACTTGCCATTTTTTTAGGCATTGGTGTGTTTGGTAATGGTGGTGTTTGTATTTTACTCATAGGTTCACCAGGTAAAACTTTGTTAATTAAATTTTTACCACGTTGTATTAATCCAGGTCCCTCTTTAAAAAATTTCCCAAATATTCCACCAACGTTAGGATTTTTACCTTCTTTGTATACTTTTAATTTACCTTCAGGATCTAGTTTTTTAAATCTATAACTATTTTTTAATAAGTTTAATTGAAGTTTAGGATATAAATAATTTTCATCTACAATATATATGTAATCAGAACTTTCTTTTGTTTTATCTTTAGCTAATTGTTTTACTGCCTTAACTTTCTTTTTAAATCTAGGATCAGAATAATTAATAGGTGTAAATATACCGTTCATTAAATTATTTATCATTTTACTACCTACACCTTGTTCTTTTAATTTTTTTCTAATATCTAAATTAGATAAACCAATAGTTTTTGCATCAACAATCATTTTATAAAAATCTTGTTGTATTTTATATCCTTCTAATTGCATTTGATTATACTCTTGAAGTATTACTTCTGGTCCTCTTGATTTATAATTTTGAGGAGAATATATTTTTTCAGTGTCATCAATAGCCCTCATTAATCTGTTAAACTCACCGGTTTTGTATTCCATAGATTTTAATATATCTATATTAATTATTCTAACTCCAGATAATAATGCAATTAATTCATCTTTTAAATTAACCGGTTGACCACCTTTAGTTAAATCACCTGTCGCACCTTTTATCATTTTTTGTGCTGTTGATACTAAACCAGGTTCTACTGCATTCATTAAGTGCATAAATGATTTTTGAACTTTATCTCCAATGTCATCAGATTCAGAATAAATTCTAACACCTTCAGAAGTTTTACCCCCTCTACCTCCAAGTAATATGCCACCTGGTTGCACATCTAATAAAGCCTCTAGTCCTAATTGCTCAGATATAAATGGTCTTAACATTTCCATAATTGGTCCATCGGGAGCTAACATCATATTTAATACAAACTCAGAAGTATCTTCTTCACTTAAATTTTGATCAGCTGCTTTTTGCAATACAGCGTTTAATGGTTTTTGTAAAAAATCATATGGACTAAAATATGAAAAGTTAAATGCTTTAGCTTTACCTTTGTCAAAGGCAGTAAATGCTACAAGGTTGGCATTTCTATCCCAGTCAGCAGCAAATGATCTTTGATATGCTTGCCATTGTTCAGGTGATGTACCTGTTAATGCTTGACTTAAAGCTGTAACTCCAACACCTAGACCACCAAACGCTAAAGGTGTAGTAATTGCTCCCTTAATACCCATCTGTCTTATTCTAGGGTTAGAGTGTGCCATTTGTTTAAGATTAAAATCCATGATCCGTGTTGCAGTACGCAAGATCTCTGCAGGAAAGGCAACGAAGTTACCAAGTGGTAATTTTCTAATAGATTGAATTGCTGGTGGTACTTTACTATATGTTGGATACACGTTTCTAATTTCATGTGCAGATATTTCATCTAGTACATTATCTAATGTACGTTTAGCACCTGTCAGAGGATTAATAGGTCCTATTTTTAAACCCATGTGATTAGCATATTCTAAAGCTTTAGGAATTGTAGGTAATATTTCAGTCATTTGTGACTTAACATATTGTCTGCCATAAATTTTCCATAAAGAATCACCACCTGCATATAATCGTGTTGCATCTCTGACTAATGGTTTCTTAGTAAACGCTTCAAACAATTCGTCTAATGTATTTACAGCACCACCTTTAATATCATTAAGCACCGCACCAAGTTCAGATGATATAATGTTTTCATCCATCGTACCTAGTGATATTTCTTTTTCTACAAAATCAAATAATTTTTCTTTTGTTATTCTTCCTTTAGGAAATATATCTTCTAATACAATTTTAAATGAGTCTGATACACTTGAATTTCCACCTATGTGTCCTCTTGCAAAAGGAAAGAACCCTGCAGAGTATACATTACGAACTTGAGTTTGTGGTGAAAATACTGTCTTACCCATCTGTGTTAAAACTTTAAACTGTAGTATGTGTCGGTAAATAGATGCTTCAATTAATTTATCTAATGGACCTCTGGTATTTTTTAATGCGTTAGCTAATTCTTTTGATGCAAACATTCCTTGAATGTCACTACTTAGTACACCAAGACCAGGTATTTTATTTATTCGTTCGTATCCTGGAAACTTCATGGCTTGTGCTTCTGTTTTAACTAATTGTCCTGAGTCTTGTAAAACTTTTGATAAATTATCATAAGCTCTTTTAGTGTACACTTGACTCATCATTTCTGCTGTAGTCATTGCCACTGATGATCGTAAGTTGTCTCCTTTACCCAATAACTTTTGTATAACATCTGGTAATTCTTCACCTCGTTTTAAAAATTTATAGTTATCATCTCTTAAAAATTTAAGACCTATTTTTCTAAGTGCGGTAATTGGATCCATTTTTTCTGCACGACCTGTGTATAAAATATTTTCTACAATTCTTTTTGCCTGTTCTTTTAATGCAGCTTCTTTAGTCAAATTAGGAAACTCTAATGCTGCAGCTTCTTTAAAATCTTTGTTAAATCGAACTACTTTTTTTAATACATAATCTACAGCTGCTTCTTTGTCTTTAGTTAATGGTTGATACATTGGTCTTTCAAATATATCAAAAGATGCTCTCATATATTTATTGCCTCTATTTAATAAATCTTTTTTAAAATCAGCAAACTTTTGATTGTTTGGTAATGCTTTTGCTAAAGCTTCTCTAAGTTCATCCATATTTTTATTAATGTCTTTTGCAGAAAATCTATACTCTTTAGGTAAGTCTTCTAATTTTCTTTGGCCTTTTAAATATTCTGTAACTTTATCTAAATCATACTTTTGTCCGACTCTAGATGTAATACCTTGATTATATTTTCCTTGAAATCCTTGAGCTAGTTCATAATAAGATTTATCTAAATCATCTAACGCTTTATTTATTCTTTTTGTTTTTCCTTTAATTGTATTTCTTAATGATTCTTTTATTAAACCCATTTCTAATGTGTCTTTAGCAAACGATCTAAAGTTAGATAAAAAATCATCTAATGATGCTGTTTGTGATAATACTTTGTTAGGATTAGTTTTAGTTAACATTCTCCACTCATTAAATGGTGGTAATTGTTTTGCAACTTTAAGAGGATTAGTCTTGGTCCATGCTCCAATTATAATAGGTGCTACAACTTTTTCTAATGGTTTAACTGCAGTGTACCTTAATCCTTTGGCCATGTTTGGTAATACATACTTATCCATACTTGCAACTTTAGCAACACCACCTACAGTTTTACCAGCTACATTTAAACTACCTTTGATTACAGGTTTAGCTCCATATTTATATGTCTGTTGTAATATTTTTGCACCTAGTGGAAAGCCACCACCTATCAATGTGCCTTCTTTTGCGTATCTAAATTTATTTTTAATAGTGGCTAGTGCTAATTCTCTTCCTTTTAATCCTTTTGTAGATTCAGGTTGAACTATAAAACCATAGTCTAAATTTGGATCAGATCCAGATCTTACCATGGTTTCTGCTATACCCAGTATAGTTGCATCTCTTGTCATTCTTTGTGCAATTTTAGATGCTTTACTTGTGCCCATGTATTGTTGTAAGTTTTTAATTTTTTTCCAAGATTTTGCACCATTAACAATTTTAGTTGCAGCGCTTAATGGCACTGCATATTCAGTTAATAATTCGGACAATGCTCCAGGTAAAGTTTCTGCTTCACCTAAAACTTCTTTAGTATCCATAATCTTATTAAACTTAGTTTGAAAGTCTGTATCAAATACATAGTCAATGGGTGTTAGTACAAACTCACTAGCTGATTGCACAAAGTTAGGACCACCTCTCATAATAGATTTAGCTATGTCTGTATAACCTTCTATATATTTTCTTTTTTTTAATTCTTCTGGTTTTTGTTTTTGTTCATACAAAGCTAACATTGATGGCATAGTAACAGGGTTAAATGTTAGTGCTGCCTGTAGTAAACCTTCTTTAGTATATTTAGTAGGAAGTTTGCTTCTATCATACGCTTTTTGCATTGCGTAATTAAAAGCATTTTCAAACTCACTTTCGTTTTCAATTACTTTCTTTTTCTTTCGTTCAATAGTTTTAATAGGTACTTCAGATAATTTTTCTGGAATTTTGTAACGTGTAATATCACCTTCCATAATATTTTCGTTACCAATTTTATCTATGATATTTTTTTGGATATCACCTAAAAGCGTTCGCTTTTCTTTTTTTTCGTCGGCCATTTTACGCTCCTGACGGTAAAGATAAATTTACTCCGTACTTCATATTGAATTCATCAACATCCGTTTGTGTTTGTATTTCTGCAAAATCTATTAATGCTTGTGGGCTTTCTGCTAGAATTACTATGATGTCATCGGTTACTTCTTTCGGTAATCTTGCTCTTAATTCTTCGTAAGATAAACTGTCTCCTGTTGGTGCAGTTTCTTTTGGTTGTGTTTCTGTAACTTGTATTTGTTCTTCCATTACATCTGCTCCACCACCCATATTAAACTTAGCTCTACCACCTTCTGCTAGACCCATAGAATCTTTTATCATTTTATTATATAATTCTATATATCTTTTAGCTGTTTCTTCTGCAATGTACTTAGGATTTTCATTAGCGTATTCGCCTTCTACTACTTCTATCATTTCTCCTGTAGGTCCTTCAACTTTAATTATTGCTTCACTGTTTGTTATATCATTTTGTATTGATGTAATAACAAGGTTTGCTTGTTCTTTGTTACCAAACAAAGATGTTACCGCAGGGTTTTTACCTGTGTATCCTACTAATCTTTGCATTAAAATAGCTTGTTGTTTTGCATAATCTTCATCAGATAAAGCTTGATCTGTTTTTTGATTTGCATCTAATTCAAACAGTTCAGTCATAAGAGCTTGTATCTCTGCATCGTTTGCTTGTTTAGCAAACATTCTAGATCCACCATCTGATCCAAGGATGTCAGCCTGTGCACCAAGTAACGTTTCAAACATTCCCGTTTGACTATTATATCTGTTAATTGCTCTCTCTTGTGCTGCTTTGTTGAAAGCTGCTCTGCTTGTTCTAAAATTAGCAAATGGTTCTTTAGCTGCTGCTCCTGCTGTTTGAAATATGTTTCCACTTGGTGATCTCGATAATAAATCTAAACCAAAGTCTATTTTAAAATCTCTTAATGATGTATCAGGCGCCATTGGTGGTGCTTGAAAAGCCATGCTGTCTGCTAGATCTTTAATCTGTTGCATGTTCATGTCTCTAAGATTTACTTTAGATAAATCGTTTTTTTGAACTGTTCCTGCAGGATCTTGATAACCTTGTCTAGGAGCTAGGCCTGAAGTAATACCTTCACCAGCACTACCGCCTTTTCTAAACATTGGTCTTCGCATTATTCTGTTCATCGTTTATCCTATACGTAATCGAATGCTCTACCTGATTTATTACCACCACCACCAAATATACCACTTAATACACTAGCTGTTCCAAGAGCTGTTTGTAATGGTGTTGGGTTTGGTGTAATTGTTGATTGTTGACCAAACGGTGCATTACCAGAGAATAGACTTGCAACTCCAGAACCATATGTATTCAACCTTTCATAAGGTTCAAATGCTTCTAATCTATTTGCTTCTCTTTGCGCATCTAATAATGCTTGTTGTTGTGCTTGTTGTAGACCGCCCAATCGACCCAACTGGTTAATATCTGCTGTTTGGAAATCTGTTATATCTCCTGCTAAGTTTCTTTGTTGACCAAATGCTCTGTTAGCTAAATTCTGTGCTGTGTTAAATCCTTGTTGTCTTAGTGTTGCAAGTAATGCAGCTCTATCTAAATTAGATTGTGTTGCTGTTTCTGCTCTCATGACACCTTCTCTACCACCACCTAAGTTACCAGTTTGAGCAGCTAACAATCCGATACCCGTCATATCTTTTGCTGCTTGTTTATCAAAGTCTGCTAGTGTCGTATCAATTATATCTTGTTGATACGGAGACATAAAACTTTGGTAACCTGTTGGTCCAGAGTATGCTCCTGCTTGTGTAAGAAAAGGTTGATACGCTCCAACACCTGATGCTGCTAATGATGCAGCTTGTTGCTGCATTGGGTCTTGTGCTGCTACTTGCGGTGCAAGTTTAGCTGTATCTAATGGTATTGCAGTTAAACCTGCTAATTGTTTTCCGTAATCAACACCAAGGTCTGTTACGTATTGTTGTGGTAAATTTTGTACTTGTTCTACAGCCATTATACTACCTCACTTAATCTTTCCGAGACTTCAAACATTTCTCTAGCACCACCCATACCTTGTGATTCTCTAGATATCTGTCCTCCACCTTCTAAATGTTTCATAACTCTTTCCATAACTTTTGCTCCTTGGTCAACATCTCCACCACCTGCGTTTCTAACAGCATCTGCAGTAAATACAAACTCATTTACACTTAATCTTGCAGGCACGTCATCTGCTTTTTCTCGTTTACCTATTGGAACAAATCCACCTTCAGCTCTATAATCTTTTTCTAAACCACCAAGGTCCATGATCCCACCTTCGGCTTTTTGATTTTGTGCAGAAAGTATAGCATTTACAGTGTTAGCATCTGTTTGAGTCATTGTAGAAATTGTATCTACATCCATGCCTCTATTATTCATATCTAAAATCATTGCTGTAGTTTGTTCATCAACTACAGAACCTGCATTTTCAAATCCTATTCTACCACCGTTAGCTGCTGTAGTTTTATAAGTTTCAATCATTTCTTCTGGTGTAAATTTTCTAGCAGATACAGCCGGTAAGAAATTTAACCCTGCTGCTAAACCTTGTTTTTGATCTAATATGTTTGCAGATTTTTTAAGATCAGCTAACATTAATGCTGTTTCATCTGCAGTGGGTTGGCCACCTTGTGATCCATCTTTATTTTTTTTAGTAAACAAACCTGCAGTAAGACCACCTATTGCAGGTAAAATATATTCTTGTACACCACCCGTACGATATTCTCTACCTTGGTCGTCTGTCTTTTTTTCACCTTTAAATAATCGATCAAAAACACCTTCATAACCTTCTGGTTCTCTATCAACTCTTGCTTGTGATTCTCTTTCTAAATCTTCAAAAGATTTTCCAGTAATAGCTACTTCAATTGGATCTTTAATATATTTTTGAAAGAACGATCCAATACCATATTGTTTTCTACCATCGATACCCATGATACCACCATACGCTGCCATCTGTCTGTTAGGTAAAGTTGGTCCTGTTGGTTTAGGTGCAAAAGGATTAACTGGTTTTGTTGGATCTTCTGGTAATGGATTACCACCGCTCATCATACCTTCTCCAATAATCATTCTTCTAAATTCTTCTTTGCTCATTGGTGTAGCATCAGGTCTTTGCTCTAATAAATCATAGATATATTTGTCATACTCTTCATCTAATAAAGCATCTACCATCATCATCTTCATTTCTTGTGGAGATTTAGGACCTTCGTTTCCTCTATATTTAATAGATGGTGCGTTAGTCATTAATTCTTCTGAAATTGATATATCTGTTATTGCCATGGTTTTGCCACTTTACTGTGTTTTTCCTATTAAATCAAGAGCTGGCATAATAACTGTTACATCTCTTTGCACGTCTTCTTCTGGAATATTTGCAGCTTTTAATGCTTCTTCAGTCTCGTATACCTCTCCTGTTTTCTTGTTTTTAATTGTAGTTATTATCTTTTCTGGTGTTAATTCAATCATTATGTTGTTACCTCTTTCTTAATGTTTAGATAGCTAACGCCAAATGTAAAAGCATCTGCACTACCTGCTTTGATTGTTAATGTTGTTCCTCCCACCACTATTAGTGGTTCAGTTAATAATTCTTTTGTTACATTTGCTGTTAAAGCTGCTGATTTAATTACTACAATACCATTGTTGGTTACTGTTGGACTAGGTGTTCCAGCAGATGAAACTAAAATAGATTTAATTACATATGTTTCACTAACTAAAGGATTGTTAGTGCCAAAAGGATTTTTTTCTGTGTTGTCTGTATTAGCGTTTAATCCTACAAATTTATATTCGTTTATTACTGCCATTAATCTAAAAAGAAACTTCTAGCTTCTATCTCCTGTTTTAATTCTTCTTGAAACGTTGTATTTAATTTTTCTAATACTGCATCTAAATCTCGCACAAGTGATTGTGCTACATCTTCTTCATATTCTGCGCTTGCTCTAGTTAATGATTGTATTATTTTAGCCATTATTTTCCTAACATATTTTTTAACAAAGTAAATCTTACTTGATCTGAATCTGTAAAGTTTCCAGAGTTAAACTTATTTAATAATAGTAAATATTCTTGATTAAGTGAATCTACGTTTGCTAAAGACTCTAGACCACCATCTCCATTTCCTATTTTAGAAAGATCTTCGTCTATTGAAGATTGAGTTGTAGATTTTTTTCCTTTACCAAGATCACTAGATTCATTTGAAAAATTACTTTTAAGATTATCAGTAAAAGACTCAAGAACATTTTTATCGGTTAAATTAATATCTTTAGCAAATTTTGATGCTGTTTTTGCTATGTTGTAAGCCTTCATACCTGTTGCAAATTTAGGTCCTAATAATTGTGGAGCTACAATTCCTAATATGATGTTAGTAGCTATATTTTTAAAACTAAAAGGATTTTTTGGTTGAGGTGCAAAATTAGTTACAAGATTTCTTGGATCTAAAAAATTAAAACCTTTTTTAATAACTCTAGGATCAAAAGAACTAATTCCTTGTTTATTTAATGCATCTAAATTTTTTTGTCTATTACGTCTCTCAGTATAAGTAGTTTTAAATGTTATAGGATTACCAAATTTATCTTCACCTACTGTAACTGTTGGTGTAGGCATATTTTTATATTGATTAGATATGGCTCTATCTCTAGCATCTGATTTATTTCCCCCTGTATTACTAGGACCAGCACCTGACATTTCATTGGCGCCAACTCCACCAGAACTATCCCCTCCATAGTTTCCTCCAGCCGATGCTCCTCCTGCAGGACCGGCATAACCAGGTCTTGAACCATCTAAAGTTTTAGCAACTCTTTGACCTTGTGAGTACATCATTCTTTTATCAATCATTATCGTCTTCCTCCAGCATGTATATCTAACCTAAAAGTTCCTAACTTCCAACTTGTATCTACAGCAGTATTTTTTATTGTAAGAGCTACTGCTCTTGCTCTTGCTCGTGTATCTACTTTTGTTGTAGATGATGTAATGGTAAATGGTCCTAGAGATGAACTAGCTGCTGTGTTATTAGGATAGTTTCGTAAATCTAATTGTACAACTGTGTTACCTTGTTGAGCAATAAAGTCAGGTATAATTCTACTAACTCGCATAATGTTTTCACCATCACCTCTAAGATCTCCTAAATTAGTTGCAGCTCCTCTAACGACTTTTTGTGTAATATCGTAATCTCCAGAAGTAATATCAGCAGGAATAGCTGTTGTAACAGCTCCAGCTTCTAATTGATTAACACCTGTTTCGTGTTCAAAGTATATTGTCGTGCCATCAGTATTACCAGTAACATCAAATGAATTATCATCATCTGCATTATATTTTGTACCATGTGGTAATCCAAATACAGCAGAATCTTCCCACGCACTTCTTACAAAAAGAGTGCTATCATTTGTAAACCATATAGGACGTTTAGATGTCGAATCTAAATAACTATAAAAAACTGCTCTGTTATTTACATTAGATGTAGATGTTGGATAAAACCAAACAACTTCACCAAACAAATTATTAATACCACAATATATTAATTGATTAGATGTTGTGTTTAAATCATCATAAACAAAGTCTTCTACTAAACAATCCATAGATTCTAGTTTACCAGTATATCTAAAGAAACCATTGTCAGACATCCAATATGCAGCACCATCAACTTCAACAGCTGCATTCATACCTATCAAGCCACAATTAGTTCCTACTTGTTCAAAAGCAAAAGTAAAAGGTGTTCCTACAAAACGCATTGTAAATAAAGCTGTATCGGTCCAAACGTATATTGCATTTCTACCAACTGTAGCTCCAATGATCCGTGATCCGTCGGCCAGTCTTTGTGTGCCGGCACTATTGATTGCTGTAGGTGTATAATCATTTATATTTTCTTGAGAAGAAAATCTAATAAACATATCATCTTGTGTAGTTGGATCTCCAATAGTTTGTTCTGTTCCAAAAAATATTAAGTGTCTGTCAGTTGTAGATACTAACATATCACGTGATGCTGTTGGTGCACCAGATATAAGAGTTGCTCTAGTTGATGTAGCATTAGTTGCATCACCATCCCATTCAAATGCAGCACCACCTACAATTAATGCAATAAGTTTAGATCCTAAATTATCAAGAGCCCATAAACCAGGGTCTGTAACTTTATCAGTGTTAGCTGCTGGTGAACCCCACCCTGTAAATTGAGATGTGTTTGTAACTGTTGCTCCATTAGAATGTGTGGTAGCCGTAGTTCCTCTAGCTGCTCTACCTATACCAGTTAATTTAGTTCCTGTAATACCCGTATAAGATATTTCTTCTGATCCTATTTGAACAAAATTAGTTCCCGTTGAAGGAAAACCTGTAACACTAGTTAATGTTATTTCTGTTGCAGAACCATTATTACCACCACTTGTGCTACCAATGGCTCCATCTAAAGTTGTTGTAGCTGCACCTAAAACAGATCCACCCCATAGTGATATACCCCAACCAAAAGCTCCTAACTGTTCAGCTGGTCCAACATGATAATATTGAAAAAAAGTTATACCTCCAGAAAGAGTAGCACCACTTCCTGTTTCACTACTAGGCATTGTAATTGTAATACTAGAGCTTGTTGGCACACTAGTTACCATAAATTTTTTGTCAGCAAAATCAGCTGCTCCAAAATTAGAGTTTGTTATAGATGAAAACGTAGAGGCATCACCAAATAAAATAATATCTCCTGCTTGAAATGTTGTTGTTCCTGAAAATGTTATAGTAACAATTGGTGAGTTATTAGTAGTGCTAAAACAATTTGTAAGAGCTGTGCCGGATGGATTAACTAAAGGGTGTATATCATAAAATACACCACCAGAGTATGCATATAAAATTCTATTTGTACCTATAGCTGCAAACTTAGTAGAGGCAGAATTAACAAAATGATGTAATCCTCTTGCTACACCTGTTAATTTAGACTCACCTAACTGACTCCAACCACCTATTTTTTCAGGTGTACCATATCTAAAACGTACATTTTGACCACCTGTCCACTGTGATTCAGCGCCTGTAGATGTAACCTGTTTATTGAATCCTGGTAAAAACCCTAATTTTTGTAACATAAAAAAACCTGTTTACTAGGTGTTATATCAGATTGTGGGTGATTTCAATAGATTTAAAGCAGAGGGAATCTGTGGTGGATCATCCCCCTGCAAGCTTATTTTATAAACTATTTTTTATTATATGTCAACTGAACCCCTTTAAATGAAGAGGGTAATCCTAATAAAGGTCTTTTATCTAAATAATTTTGTTTAGCCGTTTTAGAATTAGCTTTATTATAATGTAAAAATACTTGACCACAATCTTTACCAGTAAATTCTTCTCGCCAATGTTCTAAATCACAACCAGAATATATTAACATATCTCCTGGTTTAAGTTCTACTTTAATACCTGCTTGTTTTTCTTTACCTGTTGGATCTAGAAATATTGGCCATGGATCACCACCTAAATTTAATGTAGTAGATATTTCACATGAGTATCTATCTTTATGTCTAGCTAACACATCCCCTTTTTTATATATTCTTGCATAGGAATATGTAGGACTTAATTTAAGTCCAGTGTGTTTTTCCATAATTGGTTTTACTTCCATTAACAAAGTTTCCATAGCAAGATCTGCATAATGTGAATAAGTATTAGGAACTTGATCATCATTCCAAATTCCCCAGTAATCTGTAAAAGGAGATATGTATTTGGTATCAAACATTGCTCTTGCAACTTTTCTTTTATTTAAAAAATATTTGTAAACAAAATCTGCTAACTCTGTTGAAATAACATTTTTTAGAACTGTATATTTATTTGTTTTAAACGACATTTAAGACTCCTTTTGGTATTGCTTGGCAGTTCCAATGTATAAATCTAAAAGGCTCATAACCCATATCTGTTATATATTGGTGAGGCATATATGATGGAAAAAATATCATAAGGCCTGGTTTTACGCCATAGTGTATTTGTGAACTTGCATAAGTTATTTTTGTTTTATCTTTTTCTGGTAAAAGATTCATCATATTACCAGGTCTAGGATCTTCAAAGGTAGGATGAGATGTTCTTTCACTTCCTTTTAAAAAATAAAAACCAGATATGTGTCCATTCCAATGTGTATGTAAAGTGTGGTATCCGCCACCTCGTTTAGCAAATTCTTGAACCCACATTTCTGTAGTAAACATTTGAAAATTTGTTAAATCAAAACCCATTTCATTTAATAAATTGTGTGCTGTTGCACCCACATAGTTTTGTAATTCTAAAAAATTAGAATCGTTAATTAAAGATGTAGAATGAAACACATGACCCATGTCTCCTTTATCGCCAAATTTTTTATTTCTTTCACTTATAGTTGGTTTTAAATTTTTCTTTGCTTTTTCAATATATGGATCTGAAGCTTTATTTAAACTATTTACAAATTTTGGTTCATTTGCAAACCAAATAGGACATTTAAAATGTTCTTCTCTAACTAATTGTGTAGGGTATGCTTTTGTTTTCTTTTTCTTTTTCATTTAAATGGCCATCCTAAATTCCATATTACTAAACTTTTTCTTTCTCCACTTTTAACTGGACATACTCTGTGCCACACAAAAGAAGGAAATACAACTAAAGATCCTTTAGGTAATATTTCTTTACATTTATGTATGTTTGGTTTTTTATCCGGATCCATGTTTCTAAAATCAAATTCTAATTCTCCACCTTTATATTCTTTAGGATCAGATAAAGATACAGTAACAGATAATTTTCTAATTTTACCATTAGTAGGATCATTTTCTCTATTATAAGCTTTATCCCAACTATCACAATGCCAGTCATAATATTGACCTTTTCTATATTTTGTAAATTGGCAAGATTCTGACCAATCCCATTGAAAATTCCAACCAGCATCTCTATTTGCTTGATTTACGTAAGGATGAATTTCTTTATATATCCAACGCTCATTCATCCATACAATATTAGAATCTCTTTTCTTTCTTAAATCTTTAATTTGTTTTTGAT